ATCCTGCCGAGCACCCCGCATATCCTTGTGGAAGTCAGGCGGAGTGAACAGGGCGTGACCAACCTCATGACCGACCAGCAGGTCGTACACGTCCTTGCCCTTGTTCTGCCAGATGGGGAGGCCAAGGGTGCGGGACTCTACGTCAAAGAAGGCGGTCTGAAAGTTGCCGTGCTGGATCGTGATGTTCTCCTTCGAGAGCAGTCGGGCCAGCGTGCCCTGTGCGGTGGAATTCATCATGACAGAATCCTAGCACGACCGGTGCTGGTGTAAATAACTCAGTTTGCTTTTGTTTGCAAACTGTTGACCATCAACAACTTAGACCTTATTTTTGTTTGATCTGAGAGAAGTTTTTGACCTTCTCAAACTCGATTTTGTTCGGGAACTTGCTGTCCAGAGCATCGGTCTTGTGAGAGATGATGAAGACTGAGGTACCGGCATCAAGGGTCTTCAGGATCTTCATGAGGTTCTCCACACCATCGGCATCCATCGAGGAATCAAATGTCTCGTCAAGAACCAGCAGGTTCGTGCTCACCGAGTTCTTCATCTTGGCAATCTGGCGCCAGGTGAAAAGGAGAGCCAGATCGATTCTCTGCTTCTCGCCCTCGGAGAAAGAGGGATACGAGAAATCATCACGGTACCGAGACTTGATCGTCTCCTCGAACGCTTCGTCCAAGTTGAACGAGACAAAGAAGTCGAGAGTCTGCAGGTACTGGTTGATGAGCTTGTTCATCACCGGCAAGTACTGACGAATGATCTTCGTCTTGATGCCGGTATCCTTCAGCATCTCGGACATTGCCTGGTTGTAGGCGCCCTGCTCGTAGTAGATTGATTTCTGCGTGGACAGGTTTTCCTTTAGGTCCAGGAGTTCCTCAAGCTTCTTCTCGGCCTCCTCGAGGCTGGCATCTTTCATCTCTGCATTTTCCTGCTGGAACTCTGAGATGTATTTGGTATGAAGTTGAATCTGAGAACGGTTAGTCCGAATGAGCTGTTGGATTTCGTCCAGACGGTTCATCGTGGTAGAGATCTCTCCGAGAGAATCTTCTACCTTCTTCAGTTCTTCTGCGAGTTTTGCCTGACCATCGGTCAATTCTCTGGCAGATTCTTTGCAGGCATGAAGCTTCTCGGCTTTGAATGCAGGAACGAGCATCTGCGAGCACGTGGGGCAGTTATCGTGGTTCTCGTAGAACTTTGCATCCTTGACCACCCTCTGCATGTTCGACTTGATCTGAGCCTGGTAAGAAAGCAACGCTTGTCTCTTTTCCTCGGTCTTCTTCAACGAAGAGCGTATGTCGTTTGGAACTCGATCGGCCTCTGCCTGAAGCTCTTCGTTCTTGGCCTGAAGTTGCTGAACGATCTGAGTATGTTCCTCAATCTTCTTCAGATTCTTCTTGACGTTATCCGCATTACGATGCTTGATCTCATCGATGAACTTATGTTGCATCGAGATCGTACGGTCGTTGACATCGGCCTCATGAGCAGTTGCTCCTAGCTTGTCCCGAAGCTGCGCAGACTTCTCCTTGAGAATCGTGTTCATCTTTGTAAACACATTGATGTCCAGCAGATCCTCAATCACTTCTCGCCGATGTTGGGCTGGAAGCTGCATGAACGGGATGAAGGACGAGGATCCCAGAACCACGATCTGGTGAAAAGACTTGTGGTTGAGCTTGAGTATGTTCTGCTCCAGAACCTTCTGGTAGTCCATCGCATGGGACTCCTGGTTCACCATCTTCCCATTCTGCCAGATCTCAAAGATGCTAGGCTTGATTCCACGCCGAACTAGAAACTCCGTTTTGCCTACAGTAAACGCAACCTCGACCTCGCAGTTCTTTCCATTGATCGAGTTGACCAACTGAGGTTTGTTGATGTCTCGGTGTGGCTTTCCGAAGAGAGCGAACGAGAGAGCATCGAGCATTGTGGACTTGCCTGCACCGTTTGGTCCGACCACTAGAGTGGACGAACGGTTGTCCAGGTTTATCTCGGTAAAGTCATCCCCCGTGGAGAGGAAGTTCTTCCACTTAATATGACGAAATGTAATTGCCATGCCTTAAACGGCCTCAAGATTTTGTGCCTCTGCGTACAGTTCGCGAAGCTTGATTTTAATCGTATCCTTGTTCAGTTCAGTTTCAACTGCATCAACATATGTATCCATCAGCGTGGCGGTATCGGTGATGGCATCAACGGCATCAGAGGAAATACGGTCTCCGCTGAATTCGTCATAGCTCTCGGCAATCTTCAGTTCGAATGGATCCTGCTTCTGCAGGCGATCAATGAATCTGTCAAACTTGAAGAAATCAGTCTTGTTGGCCACAACGACCTTGACGAACTTGCCCTTGGCATCAGTTATGTCAATGGTATCCGGATCGAGCCGAGCATCATTGTAGATGAACTTGCAGTAGATCTCATGAGGATTACGGATCTCGTGAAGTTCCCGTGTGGCCGTATCGAACACGTGGAAATACTTCCAGTCTCCTTCGTCTGCCCAGGTCATCTCGAACTGAGTTCCTAGATAGTGGATGTTGCCCTTCTTCGACTTGGTGTGGAAATGGCCTGACCAGACCTGCTCAAAGCGAGAGAACAGCGCAGGATCCATTCCGCCGTGAGACTGAACACCCTTCATCATATCGAAACCGTTCAACTCGAGGTGACCGCCGAGGATCGAGGCGTTGCAGGTCTCCACGAACTTCATCGACTCTGCGTAGTTCTCTGGATTGATCCATGGGAGAAGGGCCACGTTGCAGTCGTCATAGTTCATGACCTTTGGTTGCATCACGATGTTGACGTTCTCCAGGAAATATCCTAGAAGTTCTTTTAGCGAGCAGAGCTCATTGGTATTCTTGTAGACCACATCATGATTGCCTGGAATGATGTCCATCGTCATTCCAAGATCGCACATTGGTTCCAGGAACGTCTTGCGGTTATGGTTCAGCGCCTTGAAGTTGATGAACTTCCGATGATCGTAATAGTCCCCGAGATGCAGGATCTGCTTGATCCCATGCTTCTCGCAGTACGGGAAGAACACTTCGCCATAAAACTTGGCGAAGTAATCCAGGAAAACGTCGGAGGAATTACGAACTCCGCAATGCGTGTCGTTAAGGACGGCGATCAGCATACGAGCTCAAGCTGAGACTTTGACTTGTGTTTCTTTTTGAACTCTTTGATCTTCTTGTCCACTTCGTTCTTCCGATCGATGCGCTTCTTGAGGACATTGATGAAGCCAGAGTCCTGAATCATTGCTCCGCCGAATTCATCCTCGGTATTGGACATGAAGTCCTCCAGGCCAGCATGCTCGATGAACTTGAACTTGATGTCCTGCTGTTTCTTCTCCTTCATGATACGACGGATGAAGGCATAGTAACAGATCTGCGTGAAATACGCAAAGGCATTTGGGTAGCCTGTGCGAGTCGTGGCAGCGATGTTGTAATTCATGATGGCCTTGATGCAGTTCTCCACGGCATCCATGACCATTTCCTCACGGTAAGTGTAACGAATGAAATTGGGCTTGTGAGAAAGACCCTCGGCGATCTTGAGGAAGCAACGGCCGATGTACTCGGTAATCCGAGGAACTTCTTTTCCATCCTTCTCGGCAGCCCTTACTGCCTGTACGTACTCGAGAACAGCCTGCGAGAATTCGCGGTTGTTCACATAGTGTTCGCCGTCCCGCTTTGATTTCTTTGCAGGAGGTTTGATTAGTGTGTCAGTTTCAGTTGTCATTCGTCATGATATTTTTCATCCTCACCCTAACACTAACTAATCTGCACCAATTGTAAAATAGAAAGCTTTCGCCAACTATCTATTTTACACCGACCTAGATATCCGGTATTTTGTAACTGCCTTGGACAGAGGGGGGCAGTATATCAGTTATTCCGGTAATCCTGACCATCTAAGCCAAAGTTCAGACTGTCCCAAAATGATTTCTGTTCCTTCTTCTCAGCTGGTGCAGGAGAACCACCTTCTTTGTGATCACGGATCTCAACCAATTCACCATAGTGAGTGGTGAGGTTATCATCTGGCAGAGCAGCAGAGATGATGTGATCCTTCCGAATCATATGGACCCGTGTGGCAGAACCTAAGAACCAATCTGAGTAAAACGTAGAGGCCTTAATTCCATCCTGATTCTTCTCAGTGATCACGTTGATGATGTATGGATCCTTGATGAGGAGATTCTTGTCGGTATCCGAAACCACCTGGCAGATCACCGTTTCTCCGGAGACCAGTTTTAGCACTACGCCGATGTTATCGAATGTCATTGAATAGGTACCTCGTGAATCTTAAATGTGAATTTCTCTGATCCGTACAGTTTGATTCTCTCGGCAGCGTGGTTCAGCGTGTAATTTCTATGTTTCTTCCAGTGAAGGTCATCAGCGATATCAAACACCTTTGTGGGTCTTCCATCATCTGATTTTCTTAGGCCTCTGCCGATTGATTGAAGTATTCTTATTTGAGATTTAGACGGTGACGCGAAGATGATATTGTGCAGGTTTCTGATATTTATACCGGTGGAAAACGTACCCATGGACGCCACAATGATCGCATCC